CAATAAATATGTCTGTATTTTTTATTGTTGTTGTAATAGAACAGTATCAGTTAAAACGGAAGAAGGAGTTGTTTTTGTTAAATCCAAACTAGCAATATCATTATCAATTTTTATTCTAAAAGCCACAAGTTCTGTAATTATTTCATTGAATAAATTCGTAGCATTGATTGTGCGATACATCATATTTTCATATTTTTGTTTTTCAAAAGCAAGACGATATGCAAGTTTCTCATTTTCCTTATAACATTCTTCTAATTGTTTAATACGAATAGTATGTTCTCGGAATAATGCTATATTTTGTTCAGATTCTGCCTTTCTTATTAATTGCATACCAACAGGATTTCTAAAAATTGAACCGATATTACCCATTTGTTATAATAATAACTATAACAAAATAATAAATGATATTTATTTTTCAATTTTTTTCTTTCTTTTTACTAAATTAGCAATATCATTATCAATTTTTAATTTATATGCCATAAGTTCTGTTATTCTTGCATTAAATAAATTTGTATCATCAATTGTATGATAAAGTGCATTTTCATATTTTTGCTTTTCAATACTAATATGATAATTAACTATTGCATTTTGTTTATAACATTCTTCTATTTGTTTATTCCAAATTGAATGTAATTGAAATGACACTTTATTTTGTTCTGATTTAACAGTTTTTATAAGTTGTTTACCAATAGTATTTTGTGAAAATATTATTTCCATTTATTATAAACAATATTTATAATAAAATAATAAAAAATAATTAAATTTCAATTTTTAAATTTTACATATTAAACATACATCATATGATAATATATATTTAATATGCAAAACATAAAAAAATTGAAAAAAATAAACATTTTAATAATAATAATATAGAATATTGTTATAAACAAGGATGGATGATGTTATAACCAGATATAATGATGGACAAATTATGGAAAAATATCATGTATATGATAATATGGTAAATGGTGAATATTTAAAATATTACAATAATGGACAAATTATGGAAAAATATTATGTAAATGATAATATGGTGAATGGTGAATATTTGCAATATTACAATAATGGACAATTAAAAGAAAAATGTAATTATATAAACAATAAACATGATGGAAAAAGTTTGCAATATTTTGACAATGGATTGTTGAAAGAAAAATGGAATTGTGTTAATGGTGAATTAGAAGGAGAATATTTATATTATTATGACAACGGACAATTAAAAATGAAATATAATTATGTTAATAGTGAAATAGAAGGAGAAAGTTTATGGTATTATGACAATGGACAATTACATGTAAAATGTAATTATGTCAATGGTAAAATTGAAGGAGAAAGTATTGAATATGATAAAAAAGAAAATATACAATACATAAAACAATATAAAAATGATGAATGTATTGAATGTGTTAGTAAAAGTGGAATAGTAAAAACAAATTTGTTGAACATATGTGTGTTTGCAACAATAACATATGACGATGTATGTTTAATATGTAAATGTTAAAAAAAATTGAAATAATGAAATGTTTGAATGTTTTATAACTAAAATAGTATAATTGTGAAACAAAAGATGGAAAAACCATATGATGTTGCAGTGAAAGAATTAGATGCAGATGTAGAAACATTTATGAATGCATTTATGACTGAAAATGCTGAAGAAGTGAAAGAAGAAGCAGAAGCAGATGCGGCTGCAGCTACAGATGACAAAATATGTAGAAGAATATCTAAATGCAAATGTGGAGCTAATGGTGGACCATTATGTACTTGCAAGTGTTTATGCAAATGCAGAAAATGCCGTGAAAAAAGTAAACAAAGTAAAAAAATACATTATTTAAATTCTCCACGTGCGGGAGAATATGTGGGGTATTATGTACCTTCAGAAAAAGAGATGTGTCGTTTACATGAACGTATGTGTATGCTCATGAATGAGTCGTATATGCGTCGTATATGTGGAAAGTGAAATTGAAGAAAGTATTTTATGGATGGTAATATGAATATTATTATTTATAAAATGGAAAAAAATATGGTAATTGATTGTATAATAAATGGATAAAACATGTATAAAAATGGATATTACAAAAAATAATTTTGTAAATAATAAACTGGAATAAAAATATTTATGGTATTATGACAACAGACATTTGAATGAAAAATGTAATTATGTTAATAGAAGGAAAGAAGGGGAATATTTAAAATATTATGATAATTATATTCAATTTGTAACACTCCATTATCATAATATCTTGTACATATACCTTCCATCTTTTCATTCACATAATTATTAACACTTTTTATATTCTTGTTTTCATAATATTCAGTTGTTTCATATGTTAATACATTATTTATATAAAAACATACTTCTTTTATATTACCATTTGTATAATAATAAAAAAAGTTCCATTCTTCTTACCTTTTTCTGCTGTTTGTTTTGTTCCTTCATAATATTTTACTTGTATACCATCCATCAAAATTTTAACCATTTATCACAAATTATTACTTCTATATTTGAAATATTTCAATATAATATATATTTCAATTTTCACATTTTCATATACATTGTTTTTTAATGTTATTCTCTTTTTCTATACCGCTATTTGTATTATCATTATTATTACATCCATTGTTAGCTACGGCATTCAAAATACATTTATTTATAACATTTATATGTTACTATTTAGAACTAGTGAATTAATATTTGATGCTATACTAAATATCTCTTCATTACTTATAGGTTTTGTCTTTATTATTGTTATTGTCTCATCAATTAAACATATAAAACATATAAAACATATAAAATATACTCATTTGTAAAAATAAAAAATCATGATTTATTAAAATCATGATTTTCTAAATCTTACATATTAAACATACATAATCAATACTATTAAAACAACCATCAATAACATCAAAATTATATGAACACAACATATTAGTTCTTACAAATAAACATTCTTTCCCTTCAATTATCTTTATATATTTAACAAGTATATCACTTTTATATTCATATTGACATTCAATGTTACCATATTTATTATATTTTATACTTTTTCCTTCTCTTTTTCCATTTATCCATTGTGTTATTGTGTCCATTTTTCCATTTTGATAATAAGTAATAAATTCACCATGTTGCCTTCCATTATACATTCTTCCTTTTAGATTTATTATTTGATTGTTATTAATATCAAATAAATTATAATAATGAATTATTTCCAAATAGGCATCTTCCATAAAATTCAATTCTTCATATAATATTCCATTTTCATCATATGTCATACATATTCCATTATATTTTCCTTCTTTAAAATTACTTTGTTCTTTTATTTTTCCATCCATATAATATTCAATATATTCCCCATCAATAAAATTGTTTTTGTAACTATATCTTTTAGCAACATTTCCATTTAAATAATAATATAAACATTCTCCATGACATTTTCCATCAATATAATTTCCACTATAATGTAATATTCCATCTTCATAAAAAGTTAAATATGTTCCAACTAATTTGTCATGTACATAATATCCTCTTGATTTTATTGTTGTTCCATCATAATAATACTCTATATATATTCCTTCTCTCATTCCATCAATATAATTACTTCTTTCATGTATTTTATTTTCATCATAATATTTTAAATATTCCTTATTTAACTTTCCATACTTATAGTAACATCTAATCCATATTTCACCACCATAATAATATTTTTCATATAATCCTTCCATTTTTCCATTAATATAAGTACATTTTTCCATTACTTTTCCATTAATATAATATCCTACATATATTCCATTAATATTTCCATTAACATAATTACATTCAATAAATTTATTTCCATTATAATAATATGTAACATAACTGCCATCCAATATATCATTTGTATAATTACAAATAATTTTTATTTTACCATCAACAAAATATTCAACATATTTTCCTTCTTTTCTTCCTGCAAACAAACTATATATTTGTTCTGTCCCACCTGCTGAATTTACTACTTTAATTGTTTCCATCTACTTATAAATTATTTTATTAATAAATTAATATTAATAAAATATTATATTTTTCAATTTTTATTATCCTTTTTCTATTATCCTTCATTTCTATATTCTAAGTAATTTGAATCTGCCATTAATGGCATAGGGATTCCAATTATAATAATACGATATCCTATAAAACGTACCCACCATGTTTTAGTATCTAAATCCTTATAACAATAATTATTAGGATTAATTCCAGCATTTCTATGTCCAGCATGTCCTCCAACAAAACAATAATAATCATTAATTGACAAATTTGTGTTTCTATTATTATATTCAATATCACTATTTCCCCCATCAATCACTACTGTTCTTATTCCCCTTTCTAATGATTTAACTCCCAATGATCCATCTATTGTTACTTTTCCATTAATAATTGTATCTCCTCTTATATAATTCTTCCCATCATTAAATGGAAGATGCGTATACCAAACTTTCGTATCATTCCCAGCAACTGATGTATCAATTCCACTTTTTATTGTTGTTAATCCTCCAACATTCAAATTATTAATATTTTCTAAACTTAATCCACCACCAACACCACCCATTTTATTTTCATTATTAATATAAACATACCTCTTCATATCATCATCAGTATAAATTACCATTCTATCTCTCTCCTTGGATTTTGATATAACAACTTTTCCATTTAAGTTTACATCACCATTCGCAGTTAATGCACCATCAATTGATGCTTCACCTGTTACTTTCAATTTTGGTAATACCATCAATTCTTTGTTATTGTAAACAGACGCAATATTTGCTATTGCCTCCGTATTATCAAACATTTCATATCTTGTATTCTTACTCAATACATAATAAATAACTAACCCAATTACTAAAATAATAAAATATACATATAACTTATTCATTATATAATATATTTATAATAAAAATATATTATATGATGAATAAATTATTTATTATATTTTTATTTTTAACTGTTCAATATAATCTTCCTTATCTAATATTGTTCCTTTTTTTATTGCAATAATTTGATTTTTGTAACTTATTTTTACTAATTCATTGTAAGTAATAATTTTTTTCTTTAACAAATCAATTTTTTCTTTATATTTTTTCTTTTCTTTTTCATTTTTTTCTTCTTCTTCCATTTTATATTTTCTTTCAATATATTTATTTAATGTAACATCAACCTTTCCAATTAAATTTTGTCTTGTTATATTTCTCAATTTTTTATCAATAATATATAATAATTTTAATATTTTTGAAAACTCTATTGTTTTTTCTTTCATAAATGTTTCAAAATATTTTGATATTATATAATATTCACTCACACTATCATATCCATCATCAAATCCTAAAATATGATATTTAACTAAATTACTATCACCTACATGATATGTTTTTATTCTATCTACTTCATTAAAATATAGACATTGACTTTCATATCTTTTACTATCATAATATTTCATATTAAATTTGTCTCCTTGCCTTATAACAATTAATCTTGTTTCTGTACTATATGATGGAGGATATAATTGCCAATATATTTTTCCATCCAAATATAAATATGGTTTTTTTAATTTATCATCCATTGTTGGAATTATAATTTTATCTTTTATTTTTTCATCTGGCATTGTAGTGTCAAATTCCTTTTCATCATTATCAATATATGGTAACCGATATTTGAACATCATAACTTTTGCATTCATCATTATCGCCCACCTTTGCTGTGATAACATATCAGCATGACATGTTACATTGCTTGGTTCTATTCTTATATCAGATATAAATAATATTTCACGCTTATTCGCTATCTTTAAAACTTCATCCACTTTTTTATCCGTAAAAAATCCATCCTTGTTGGTTTTTATCATAAATTGCTCATTCTCATTAATAACAAATTTTGCTGGATCATATAATAAAAATTTTAATTTATCAAATAATTTTCCTAATATTGGTAAATGATGTCCACCAGCTGCACCAACATATACACATAATGTATTGTTAAAATCAACATATTGTGATGCTATTGTTAAAAATTCTATTTCTGAATACAATAGTTTCCTTTGTCCCCAATGACATTTTATATATGAAGTTCTATTTGTTGTATACCATTCCATCGTATCATTATATGTTTCATGATTTAATGTACGCGAAAATATTCCTTCAGTCTGATCTGTATTACGATATATTATCACATTAGTTGACATATAATATAATTCAATATAAATTTTAATATTAAATTGTTTTATATTTTGTTGTTTTTATATTACAAAATAATACAAAAACAACAAACAACAAACAACAAACAACAAA